AAAACTTTTCACTGGAGAATGGTTTCTAGATACCGAGTTTGGCACGCCATATACCGCCGAGATATTGGGTAAACAGATTAGTCTTGCGGGCTCTGTGGCTGCGCTTAAAGCTAAAGTGTCCAACGGCTGAAATAGCATTAGGACTGTCATCATACCGTACCATGTGGGAATATTGGACAACACAGTTGGTTAACGTAGAGCCAAGCATGGTAAAACTTACGTGACAGCCGGAGAGACGGCGCTATCATAAAATAGCCTTGCTGCTGGTGGATACCGGTGGGGCGCACAGGGTTATTTTATGATTGTGTGCGTCGAATTGGTAAAGGCGACCCGAAACAGGTAAAGCTGTGGGGAGTTCGTATAATGCGAAACATTGCAAGTTCAAATCTTGCCACAATCAACAATTTAACAGGCTTGCAGCGACGTAATTAGCCACGTAGCAGGATAATTTAAGCACTATGGAAAATGCAGCTTTATGCAAGTGCAAGCCTGTTAAATAGAGTTTTCAAGTAAGCGGTCTTCTAAAATGTAGGAAACATTGCCGTCTTGTGCGTGAAATGCTTGTATCAAACCAAGCCCGCTTACTTGACAACTTTGCACGCATACGGATTAGCCCCGGTGCATCACAGTAAGATGTGTAAAGGCAAAGCAACCCTGCTTTATGGGATTGCAAAGTTGTCAACTTTTAAACGTAACGCAGCGTTAATTCAGATAGCCATTCTGAACCATGCGTATCTCCAGAATGCGTTACAGCCTCGATTCTGAAAAACTCAGACTTAATCGACTTGGTGTCTAAGCGAACGTATCCACCAGGCTGCATGGTAGGTTGTAAAAGCGTTTTAACCTTCCAGCCTTGAACCTCTAGTTTTTTTTCTTTGTCGCCAGCTTCACCAGTTGCAAAAGTAACTCTAACGCCTTTTTGCTTTTCAGTTATGCCTTTTTTAGCCGCTGCTTTCTCGCCAAGCGTCTTATGCTCTGATTCTGGCGAACCAATCAACCCGGTATCAGGCGACAGTACAAACGCTTGCATGGCGACCGCCTTGCCTTTTTTAAGTATCTGAACCTCGCGGTTTTGAAGTGACCACTCAAGCCCCAAATACTCGCAAGCCTTGGCCATAGCTTCGCGTGACCGTCCAACGAATGCGAATCCATCAGGGTATTGCTTCTGAGTTATTTCAATCGGTAACGGGCGAACTGGAAGGCCAAAAGTGGCGGCAATGTTGGTCAATACTTGGCCAGCCGATACACCTGGAGCGAAGCTGAATGATGTTTTTTTGTCACGGTACTCAAGCCCGCTATCAGACATCTCCAACTCAGTTACAAGGTCAGCGCCTTCGCGCTTGGTTATGGCTCGCGTCACTGTACCAGTGAAAATAGTCAACTCGCCAACGTCACGTCGGTATCCAGCTTTGAGAATCAAGACGTTGTTAACCGTCTCAACCAATCCCCTAGAGTCCGGGTTAAGGTTGTATATTCTGCAAGTGCATTGATTGGGATTCTCGCCAGCGCCTTTCTCAATCGAGAATGCAAAGCGAAGATCACGGATCTCAATAGCTTTACCGTCAGGCTTTCCAACGGTTAGGGATGCTACACGGTCAAACAGAGCCATTTAAGTGCCATCCCATGTGCTCAATCCTCCATCAAATACAGTTAACCCAGAGTCCCAAAGACTTCCACTTACAGCCGTAACTGGCGTGATGACAACAGATTCAACTGAGGTTAAAACATCAGGCACAAAGTAAACTAGTGAATAATCGCCAGTTCCGATTGACGTGTAAAGCGCACGCTCGTTTTTGTTTTTGTTGTCGATGAAAAATAGTTCACCAACTGGAAGTCTCGTATCTTTAAACCGTCCGATCAATGGATAGTTTTTCACCATCTTGACGTTTTCAAGAATCACGACTCCTTCACGCTCGTAAACAGACAGGCTAAAGTATCCGCCTATCTCATTCCAAAGCACTCGCAATGTGTACGGGTTATCCGATAGTACAACGTCTAGCAGTTGGTCAGTCGTGTCTGGAAGTAGTGGTATTTCAGAAAATATCATTGTCCGGCTTTCCACTTTGTATATTTATCAACCAAACTATCCTTGGTAGACGCTGCAATGCTTTTTGACTCTTTCGCTTCAACTTTCCCAGCCGCTTTTTGTGGCTCGGCTTTCTTGGCTGTAGTGCCAGCACTTCCACCCGCTTTAGCCGTCTTCTTTTGACTAATACCCGGTGGCAATGTCACCATTTGAGTATTCACGAAGCGGATATTAACCAATTCCATTGTGAACTGAATCTCTTCACCAATCTGGGCATTACGCGGGATGCTGACAGACTCAATCACCATGTCAGTGTAAATAGCGTGCTTGGTGTAAACAACAACAATGTCACGCGATTTATGAAGCTCACGAATGGCCTCAAATGCCGTCTGAATGCGTGGCGACTCGGTATCTCCGCCAAAGTATTTACCTGCAAATTCACCGCGTAGAGGACTGTTTGTGATGACGCCTTGAAGCCGCAACTTATCAGGCTTTTCGATGATGTGGTCAGTAATTGGCGAACCAGTCTCGACTGGGTTTTGAGTTACTTCGTTTTTCCACTCATGCAATTCATCAAGCGTGGCGTCAAAGTCAAGCGAAGCAATACCTCCAAATACCTTGGTGCTTGAGTTTGGCCCACCGTAATAAAAACCAATCATCGGTAGCCTCCTAATCCCATGTCGCGGGCAATCTTCTTATCTACTCCTTCGCTATTCAAAACACCCGCTGACGTTTTCAAGAATGCTTGTTGCGATTCTGGCGTACCCGGCGGCACTGTCAGGTTTACGGTTTGGTTTGAGGTCACAGTTGTGTTTCCACCAGCCGCAGCAGATTGAGCCACAGCAGACGGCGCTACGCTTGGAGTAGTTGGACTTGCACCAGTACCAATGCCAAAGAACTGACCTAAAGCCTTAGCTTTATCAATCACCCACTTGACCTTTTCACCCATCCATCCCATGACCGTATCCCAGTTATCCCAGAGCAAGTAAACAGCCGTACCGATTCCTGCAATGGCTGCAATAGCCCAAGCGATAGGGCCAAGCCCGATAACCCACGCAGCCGCCATCATTAACCCGGTTTTCATTGCTGCCAATCCGATGCCCGCATAAATTGACGCAGCCAGAACTCCAATGCGGGTAAAGTTAAGCACCATAGCCGCCGTAGAACTTGCAGAAGCTATGCCAATAGCCGTAAAGCTAGCAATAGCCCCAGCGGTATTAGCCGCCCACGTAAGCGCCGATATACCAGCCGTGTAGATCAACCGAGTGGCAATTCCAGCCAATACGCCAGCGGCAACAGTGGCCAGAAGCTTAAAGGCTTCGCTACCATCTTCAATCTTCTTAATCCAAGCCCCAATAATCGAATCACCGCCTTCCATGTAGGTGTAAACGTCATCAATGGCTAAGCCAAGCAAAACCAGCCCGCCAACAACCAAGCCAGCGATAGAAAACACCACTCCAAGAATGCTAATCAAGCCACCAAGAGCCATTGGGCCAAGTATTGCAGCCAATGCAATGCCAAAGGCTTTAAGTGCATTTGAACTACCGCCTACGAACTTTATAAAGTCCTTAGCACCTTGCTCAATTCGATCAAAACCATTCAAAAGAAAGTTTGCCACCTTGGTTACAACCTGAGATTCTCGGTTTAACTTTGCGATCATGGTTGAAAACTTGTTACCGATAATCGTTGTTGCTTGACCAATTGTCATTGGCATTTGTCGAAACTTTTCCTGAAACAAAGTTGACATTTTCAACGTTGCTTCGATCACTTGCTTAGATGTGATTTTTCCTTCGCTTGCGAGTTTCTTTAGTTCGCTTCTTGGGTGGCCAAGTGCGATAGCCAATTCATCCATGTACTGAGGTGCAGCCTCTGCCATTGCCCTGAACTCTTCTCCCTGCAATGTGCCAGCGCCTAATGCTTGGCTGAACTGCGTCATAACTGATGCAGCCTCTTGAGCCGTAGAGCCGCCAACGACAAGCGCCTGACTAATGGTATTCGATACCGTCAATAAGTCGTCTTGAGTCTTAATGTAGTCTTTGGCTGCATTCCCAATACGGGCATAAAGTGTTCCATATGCCGAAAGTGATTGCCTGTTTTCACTGGCATTTTTAGATACTTCATTGAACGCATCGCCAACATCCCCAATAGTTTGAGGCAACATCCCAATACGAGCTTCCAGCGACTGCATAGAGTCAGCTACTCCAGCTAGCGCCCTGAGCGAAGCGAACGCAGCAAGGCCGGACAGCATACCGGATAAACGGTTAATGCTGCCCTCTACCTTATTCATTCCGGCTTGATCGACATTGAAACCGAAGCGGGTGATTAATTCTCGTACTATAGCCAATCTAACTTGCAGTCTGTCACGCTGGGTTCTAACCTGTCGTGGGGCGCAATGACTACCGTGGACACTGTAGCCGTCGATATGGCCGCTATCGTCATGGAAGACAATGCATGGTAT